TGGAACAATGAAGACCCTAAGTAGAGAACAAGCACTACATTGTGCTAATATATTTAATGACTACTTTGGTCAGTTTGACAGAATAGACCAATACATGCGTGACCAGAAAATGGCTCAGATAGAAAGTTTACCGACTTCTCTTCCTGGTATGGGGTTTGATAGTGATATGTTTGATGATTTTACCATATCACCACAAGACATGGACATTGAAATTGTTGAACTAGATAATCACACATGGGACAGTTGCATAAATATGATTTCTTCCCATAGTAATATGGTATCTATTCCAGGAAAGGCATTGAAACTTGCCGTCAAAGATAAGATTACTAATAAGTTTTTGGGCTTTATCCGTTTTGGTAGTCCTGTTATTAATTGTAAACCTAGGAATGACCTCTTGGGTAATGTCCCTAATCTCACTGTTTTTAACAAAACAGCCATTATGGGTTTTGTTATTGTGCCTTGTCAGCCCTTTGGTTATAATTATCTCGGTGGTAAGTTATTGGCTGGCATCTGTTGTTCACACTATGTTAGGGAAAAGTTGAATGAAAAGTATGGTATGAACCTGGTACTATTTGAAACCACATCTTTATATGGGAAAACAAAAGGTGCCTCAATGTATGACGGAATGAAACCATTTCTAAGATACAAAGGTAATACAATGTCAGATTTTATTCCTATGATGCATGGTAAACCATACCTAGATATGGTAGAGTATGTTGAAAATATTATTGGTAAAGGTCAACTAGTAAAAGTAGATGCATCAAGTCGTAAACTTAAAATGACCACTGGTATTATTGGTCTTGTAAAGAAAGCCCTTGATGGTGATGAACTAGAAAAGTTTAAAACTACCATTGCAAATGCAAAGAATTTGACCGAACAAAAAAGATATTACACAAGTAATTACGGTATAGAAAACTATATAGATATTATAAATGGTAAGACAGATAAGATTGTCAAAGCAGATAACTATGATAGATATACCGTACCTGGAGTTGTAGAATGGTGGAAGAAAATAGCCACCAAAAGATACAACAAATTAAAAGAAGAAAACCGTATCAGAAATGATTTAGAAATATGGACAAAAGATGCTGAAATTGATATTATCAGATAAGCTTGCCATTCATACTAAACTATGGTATATTATATGAAACTAAGGAGAAATGATGAGTGATTTTTTAAAAGATATAATCAAACAAACAGGCAATGAGTATGCCTCACTAGCAAGTGACGGCACAGGTGGTGATGTAGATAATTTCATTGACACAGGTTCATATTCATTTAATGCCTTACTATCAGGTTCAATTTATGGTGGACTACCAGATAGTAGAATTACGGCAATCGCCGGTGAAGCTGCGACAGGTAAAACCTTTTTCGCATTAGGTATTGTAAAGGCTTTCTTAGATAAGGATCCAGATGCTGGTGTTATCTACTTTGAAAGTGAAAGTGCAGTATCAAAATCTATGGTTGAAAGTAGAGGCATTGATAGTAAACGATTAGTTGTAATGCCTGTATCAACAGTACAAGAATTTAGAACACAATCATTGATCAGTATTAGACAAATATATTGCTCAAGATAAGTCTGAGAGAAAACCTATAATGTTTGTCTTAGATAGTTTAGGTATGTTATCGACTACAAAAGAAATGGATGATACAGCCGCTGGTAAAGAAACTAGAGATATGACTAGAAGTCAGATTGTAAAATCAACATTTAGAGTATTGACATTGAAACTAGGTCAAGCAGGTGTTCCNATGATTATGACCAATCACACATATGATGTTATTGGTTCTATGTTCCCACAAAAAGAAATGGGTGGCGGTTCAGGTTTGAAGTACGCTGCTTCATCAATCATCTACTTAGGTAAACGAAAAGAAAAAGAGGGTACAGAAGTAGTAGGTAATATTATACATTGTAAAAATTATAAGTCCAGAATAACTAAAGAGAACGCACAAATTGATGTAAGATTATCATACAAACATGGTTTAGATAGACACTATGGTTTGTTAGAACTTGCAGAAGAGGCTGGTATCTTTAAGAAAGTATCAACAAGAATTGAATTGCCAGATGGTACAAAACAATTTGGTAAAACAATCAATGATAATCCTGAAACATATTTTACAAAAGAGGTATTAGACCAAATTGATGAGTACACAAAAAGAAAATTCAGCTACGGCTCTGACGAAGACGAATAGAAGATATGTCTTTGCTCAAAAAGAGGGCGAAGACCATACTTGTATTAAGTTGACCGAAGGACCATTTGCCGATACCATTTACAAATATGGTAAGGTTGGCATACCACCAAAAGTGGAAGAAGATGCTGAGGGTAAATTACCTTTGACATTTGATTATACAGTAGTAAAAAATCCAAGAGATTTAGACCTGCTTGATAATCAAGAATTTATAAATTATATAGGTGATATATTGGTAGAATTACTTGATGAACAACTAAAGAATGGGACGGCAATAATTGAATAGAATAGAAACCACAATACTGAGCAATCTCTTTTTCAGAGAAGATTACACTAGAAAAGTATTACCTTTTATTAAAAAGGATTACTTCAATACAAGAACTGAACAGTTACTATTTGAAGAAGTGTATAAGTTTATTGATAAGTACAATAATCTTCCTACAAAAGAAACTATCTTAATTGAACTTAATACTCGTAAAGATATTAATGAAGAAGAACATACAGCAATAAAAGAATATGTTGTAGGTTTATCAGATGAGAAGAGTGATGAACAGTGGTTGATTGATACTACTGAAAAGTTTTGTAAAGACCGTGCTGTACATAATGCTGTATTGTCTGGTATTAAAATCTTGGATGGCAAAGACAAGGCGATGACGCCAGAGGCAATACCAAGTATCTTATCAGATGCATTGGCCGTGTCGTTTGACAATCATGTTGGCCATGACTATATTGAAGATGCAAAATCCAGATTTGATTGGTACCATACTAAAGAGAAAAGATTTCAATTCGACCTTGATTACATGAATAGAATTACAAAAGGTGGTGTTCCAAGTAAAACTTTGAACATTGCTCTTGCAGGCACAGGCGTTGGTAAATCACTATTCATGTGTCATGTAGCATCATCTTATTTGACACAAGGTATGAATGTATTGTATATCACACTAGAGATGGCAGAGGAAAGAATTGCAGAAAGAATTGATGCAAACTTACTTGATGTATCTATGGAAGATTTACATGTTATGCCAGAAGATATATATGATAACAAGATGGATAGAATAAGAAAGAAAACACAAGGTAAACTTATCATCAAAGAATATCCAACTGCCTCTGCTCATAGTGGTCACTTTAGAGCATTGTTAAATGAGTTATCATTGAAGAAGAGTTTTAAACCAGATGCAATCTTTATTGATTATCTAAACATTTGTTCTTCAAGTAGATTTAAAGGTGGTAATATATCATCATATTTCTATGTAAAAGCAATTGCAGAAGAACTTAGAGGTCTTGCAGTTGAGTTTGATGTACCAATCTTTAGTGCAACACAAACAACTAGAACTGGTTTTGTAAGTACAGATATTGGCCTTGAAGATACCTCAGAAAGTTTTGGTCTTCCAGCAACAGCGGACTTTATGTTTGCATTGATTTCAAATGATGAACTAGAACAACTAGGTCAAATCAAAATCAAACAGTTGAAAAACAGATACAATGACCCTAGTACAAATCGTGCATTTATTGTAGGTGTTGACCGAAGTAAGATGAGGTTGTATGATGTAGAGCAGAGTGCTCAGAACATTGTTGATGCTAACCAAAGCAATCAACCATTTAAAAAGAAAGAGGACGCTTATGATAAGTTTAGCGATTTTAAATAATGACAGTAAGTAAAATTCACCCTCGAAGAGTTGAAGACTATATTTACAGAATACCTAAACTACTTAATGGTAATGAATGTAAACAAGCAGTAAAAGAATTTCAAACAATTAAATTTCAAGAGCATAAGTTTTATGACCCTCGTAAAAAAGTATATCATACAAGAAGTGGTGCAAATGAATTATCTATGAGTTGGGACGATATACCTTTTAGAAAACTTATTATGGATAG